GCCGACCTAGCTCCAACCCGCGTGGGACGATTGGGTGTCCGCGGCCGCCTTGGTGCCGGTGCCGGCCAGGCCCATGACCACGGTCTGCGTGTAGCCCGAACCGCGCCAGTACTTGTCCAGGATGTCGTTGCGCCCGACGTTGGTCACCACGTTGGGGTCTTCGCGCTTCCAGGCCTCGAACTGCATCGGCCGCATTTCGCGCGACAGGCGCTCCTCCTCGAGCTTGAGGGCGTCGAGGCGCTCGCGGTGCTGGGCCGCGGCCGCCGTGTCGTTGCGACGGATCGCATCGAACATGGCTTCCTGTGTCGTGCCCTGCTCCTCGAAGCACCGATTGCGTGCCTCGAACAGGGGCATGAACTCCTCCATGCGCTCGGGCGACGGGCGCAGGCAGGTGGTCGTGAAGACGTTGGGCTTCTTCTCTTGGATGGCTTCCACGGTTTACTCCATGTCTGCGCCGACGATGTCGCCGGCGGCGTTGGTGATGAAACTGATTCGACGCTTCGGGGGCTTCTTCTCGGCCGGCTTCTTCTTGGCCGCCGGCTTCTTCTTGGCGGGGGTGGCGTCGTCGTCCTCGCCTTCCTCGCCCTCGTCTTCCTTGTCGCCGCCGGCCAGCTGCTGCCGCAGCATGTCGCTGACCAGGCTCGTGAACTGATTGCGCGCGTCGCCCTCGGCCTTGGCCTGGGCCTGCATCCCGATCTTCTGCAGCTCGCCCTGCTGCTGCTGCTGCTGGGCGGCCATCATGGCCTCCTGCTGCGCCTGCATGGCCTCCTGCTGCGCCTGCTCCTGCTGCGCCAGGGCCTCGTCGTCCGGCACCACGCCGTCGGGCATTTCCATCGACGCGGCGGTCTCGCGCAGCACGGCGGCCCGGCCCTTGTTGCCAATGATGGCCATGTCGATCGGGTTGGCCGTCAGCTGCAGGAACTCCATGCGCCTCTGCTGCGCGGTGTCCTTGATCAGGATGGCATTGGCGCCCCTGGGCACCGGGAAACAGTCGCCCTTGATGCTCTCGTCGGGGTTGTAGAGCATCTCGTTGACGAAGGTGTCGCCGATGTTGGGCGCGATCACGTTCAGGTCGACCGATCCGATCGCCCGGCGCAGGCCCTTGGCGGCGCTGTTCATCAGCATCGACAGGCCGGTCGCGGTGCCGGCGGCGCCGGTCACGTGCTCGTTGCCGTACGTGTAGCGCGGGATCCCGGTCGCGTCGTCGGCGCGCAGCTCCCAGAACTCGAGCACCTTGGCCAGGTGCTCTGTGTTGTCGTCGGCCTGGAAGAAGCCGATGCCCGGGTTGGTGCCCGAGCCCATGCCGGCGTCCTTGAGCTGGTACATCTTCCACGGGATGATGTCGAGGCTCTGCTCGCCGTCGGCCAGGCGGTCGATGTGGACCCAGCCCATCGGGCCCGAGGCCATGACGATGTTGTCGGCCATCGCCGAACCGGCCACATTGCAGAACTGCTGGGCGGTGCGGCACAGCTCGGGGATCGACCGGCCCCAGAAGGCGCCCGGGATCTCGTCGTAGCACGCGCGCCGGTACGGGCGGTCGCCCATCGGGTGCGGGTTCAGGGCCGCATAGATGATGTACCGGCCGACCAACAGGATGTTGGCCTCGTACTCGCGCATCGGATCTTCGGCGTCGACGCCCTCGACACCCCAGCTGGCCAGCTTCCAGCCCGGCACGCTGCCGTAGTAGTTCAGCGCGTCGATCAGGCCCGGCGGGGTGAGCCACATATACATGGTCTCTTGCGTCAGGCGCTGGCGCTCGGCCTCGGTCCAGAGCCAGCCCTCCATGTAGCCGTTGCTGTAGTCGTCGAGCGCGCGGTCGATCTGGTCGTCGCGGTAGCCTGGCAGCCCCTTGAGGGCGTGCAGCTCCTTGCGCCAGAAGCGCATCCGCTCGATGAAGTCGCCTTGCTGCGGGCTGCTGGCGCCGGGCGCCGGGTAGACGTCGAAGGGCGACACCTGCTCCCAGGTCTGCTCTGCTTGGAACGTCACGGCGGGCTTCCAGCCGGCCTCCCACTTGAGGCGCTTGTGGCGCTGGTAGGTCGGGCCCTTGAGGATCGCGGTCGGGAAGGTGACGAAGTCCTCGATGAACTTGTCCATCGCCGTCTCCCAGCCGCCCTGCTGCAGCCGGTCGTCGATCTGCAGCTCCATGCGCTTCGCGCGGCGCGTCGCGGCCTTCTGGTAGGTCGTCTCGACCTCGGCGCGGATCTTCTCGCCCAGCTCGAGCGCGACGTCGCGGAACTCGTCCTCGCTCATCATGCCGCCGCCGGCCTCGGCTGCCTGCTGCATGACCTCCTGCGCCTGCTGCAGCGCCCGGGTGACCACCGTCTTTTTCATCGGCAGCGGCAGGTCCGGGATCGGGGTCGGCTCGAGGCCCCAGGCACGCTCCGACGGTGGGATCAGGATGTCGCGGATCCAGGCGCTCGCGGCCCGGCACTTCGTCTCGGTCAGGTCGTACCAGATCAGATTGACGCCGCCGCCGGCCTGGCGCTGGGCGATCTCGGCCGGGCTGTAGACCCCGCGGCGCGCGCGCAGGCACTCGAGCAGCTTCAGGTCGACGCGCTGCTTGGCCAGCTTGTTGCGGCCCCAGGCCTGGCGCACGTGGCCGGCCAGCGCCGGCTCCGTCTCGGGGTTGGCGATCTGCCTGGTGGTGGGCGCGTTCTGCTGGTTGCGCTGCTCGATCTGCTGCAGCCCGAGGCGGCGCACGAAGGGATTGAGGGCCATCGTCTCGGTTCCTTACTGAGGGATCTCGGCGCCGCGAGACCACACGACCTTGCGCTGCCGCACGGGTCGCACCTTGGCGCTGGCCACCTTGCGCTGCACCACGTCGGGCAGCATCGACAGGGCCAGGCTGTCGGCCTTGTCCGGGCTGGCGATGCCGCGCTTCTTCGCGTCCTTCTTGCTCTCCAGCTGGATCCGGTAGGCGTTGTCGTAGGCGTAGTCGAGGCTGGTCAGCTGGTCGCAGAGCTCGTCGTCGTCCGGGATCTCGCCGTCCTTGAGCCAGTCGCGCACGCGGCCCCAGGCCTCGGCGCGCTGGTTGAAATACTGCTTGTCGTCGCTGGCCGGGATGCCCCACTGGATCGGCACCAGCTGCGGCAGGCCAGGGATGCGGCGCAGCGTCGAGTCCAGGTCGGCACCGTTGCCCACGGCGTCGTAGACGATGCACATGATGTTGGGGATCTGCTTGCACAGCTCGGCGATGCGGCCGCCGACCTCGACCCCGTCGAACCCCATCAGGCCCTGCTGGAAATGCACCTTTAGGCCCTGGCGCAGGGTGATGATCGTCCAGTCGTCGCCGAACCGGGCCGGGTCGCAGGCCAGGATCCGGGGCATCGCTTCCCAGCCCATGCGCGGCACCTTGCGGCGGCGCGCGGCCTCGGTCAGCTCGGGGCTGATGAAGTTGGAAGCGCCGGCGCGCGGAAACTTGCCCAGCACGCGCACGCGCACGAAGTCGCTGTCTTCGCCGTACTCGTCGATCCAGGCCTGGATCTGGCTCTTGTTGGTGAACCGCACCGTCCGGCCGTCGACGCGGTGGTAGCGGTTGCGCCGCGGCTTCGTGCATCGGCGGTGGAACTCGCCCGACGTCTTGGTCGGGTTGCCGTAGCGGCACCAGATGATCTGTGTGGCCCGGTCGGTGAGCGCGCCCTCGGTCGTCTCCCAGATGATGTCCGCGATGGCCGAGGCCTCATCGAACACCACCAGGATCCGCTTGCCCTGGTTGTGCAGGCCGGCGAAGGCCTCGGGGTTCTTCTCCGACCAGGGGATCGCGTCGATGCGCCAGGTGCGCTCGTGCTTCTTGTCGATCGAACAGATCGACGTGGCGGTGAACCGGAACAGCTCGCGCGCGATGAACAGGTTGTGCCACTTGCCCAGCTCGGCCCAGGTCTTCGTCTGCAGCTGGGTCTCGGTGTTGGCCGTCACCACGCCGCGCGTGTCCGGGTGCGTGGACAGGGCCCAGAGGATCAGCCAGGACACCAGGGCTGACTTGCCGACCCCGTGGCCCGCGCTGATGTCCTCCTCGACCACGGCGCCCAGGTACTCGGCCAGGACATCGCCCGACGGGATCCCGGTGCGCAGCTTCGCGCCGATGCGCTCGAGCTGCTCGCGCTGCCAGTCCTCGGGCCCGTCCTCGTTGGCCAGGCCCTTGCCGGGCTCCTTCCAGGGGAAGGCCCAGAGGACGAACCCGTAGGGATCGAACTCGTACCGCGCCAGCGCGGCCGCGAGCTCGTCTAGGTCGGGTCGGTCGCCAGGGGTCGGGTCGTCGCCACCGGGCGCGGCTTGGCCGGCGGCTCGCTCGGGGTCATACCGAACGAGAGGCCGAACGGGTCGCGCGGCGGGTAGGACGGGGGCAGGGTCTTGGCGCATTGCGGGTCGCAGCTGTCGACGACGTGCTGGGCCCGGATGGCGCCTGTACGCTGGCTCGTTGCGAGCGTCTGACCGATTCCGGTTGCCGCCGCGCGGAAGGCGCGCGGCGACGGGATTGTGCCTGTATCGAGGGCTTTTCTGGAAGATGCGCGCATGGCGGGCTCCGGTTGGGGTGCTGGTGGCCCGCGATTCGGCGGTGGCCGATGCGGCTGGCGCGATGGTAGCGCCGGATC